TTATGTCCAAGGTTTAATTCGAGTAAATTTTATTTTAGTAACTTCTGCGGTGTGTAATTTACCTAAGTATTGGTTAGGCATCGCAGGGCTTAACCAACGCCCAAAACTTTGAATATCTTTAGTATGATAGCCTTGTTCGGCTAGCTCTTTTACGGCACCAATTCGGGTCGATTGACCTGAAAATTTTAAATGTGGTAGAGCTAATAAATCACCAGCACGCCTTAATATACGGTAGATGGATGAATCATCTAAAGGTTGATTATTGATATTGCCATGCCTATCAATCGAGCGAAAAACTGCGCCATCTTGCTGAGAGATCAATGCCGTCCAACGAGCTAATATTTGCTGCGCTGAAGGGGATAATTGATAGATTTCATTGCCAATGCTAAGTTGACTATGATCTTCTGCTATATCTTTGAAGCTGAGCTTTTTAAGCTCTCCTCGTTTCATGGCACATTCAAACATCACGTGATAGATAGCCAAATCACGTATTGCTAGACTTTCATTGCTTTCGGCCATTAATTGATAAAGTGATGCCAAGTGTTGACGAGTAAAACATTCAGCCTGTTTCTCATCGCCGTATTTTTCCGCCCTTAAGCGTTGAAGAAGTTGACGAACTTGCACATTCAACGTCGGATCTTTTTGATTCAGTAAGTAATGAATCATACCGATAGTGACAGAGTAACGTCTAATGGTACTAAACTTTCTTACCTTGGCTTCACTTTCAAGAAATAATCTAACGGCGGTAACGGAAGCCGGTAAAGGGTTTACCGATTTTCTTTGGCAAAATTCAGTGAAAATATTCCAATCTTTACTGAAGGCGAGTAATGAATTTTTTTGATAATGTTCTTGGGTCAATAGAGCAAGCTGCTGTGGTGTGATAGGATGCTTAAATTCCAATAGTTTAGCTTTGATCTGTTTTGCTTCAGTCAATTGTACAAGAGGTCTTTTCATGTTAACGCACTATAACTTTCTAATTAGTTACTAAATATACTTGCGTACCGAGAAGATACAATTATTATTTAACTATCAATGACAAAAATAAGTAGGTCATCATGGCAATTACTACATACCGAGGGTTTACTTTAAAATCTGCAGATAACTCCCCAGACATCTGGCAAGTGCAGATCAAAAAAAACGTTTTAACTGGAAACCTCGCTGCAGTAAAAAAAAGTATTGATTGGTTTTGTGATACTGCATCGCTGATTGACCCAAGTGAATTTGAATCGATTGGCAAAAAACGGGAAGGTAGTGCACAAACAATTCAAGAGCAATTTAACGGTTTCATGTTAAAAAATGATACCGGAGAACCCAATGGATGGTATTGCTTTTTCAATGGCCGCTTGATCAAAGGAGCAAAAGTTGCTATTCAAAAACATATCGAAGCTTATCTGATTGCAAAACAGAAAGCGGAAGCCCAACAAACTCAATTAAAAAAATAACAAAGAACGAAGTATATTATGACTCTTGTATATTCAACGGAAACGGGCCGTATTAAGCCTGAAGCCCCAAGCATTGAGCGTCCAAAAGGTGATGGGATTGTCAGAATTCACAAAGAAACAAAAGGCCGAAAAGGCAAAGGTGTGTCGATTATTAAGGGTTTAGATCTTGATGATGCGCCTCTAAAGTTGCTGGCTGCTGAGCTAAAAAAGTCCTGTGGCTGCGGTGGTTCGATAAAGGACGGCCACATTGAAATTCAAGGTGAAATGCGTGACAAAATTAAGCAGTTGCTTGAAAAAAAAGGTTACACGGTAAAGCTTGCTGGCAGCTAATAACGACACTTGTATGTTGATAACAAGAGTAGTTATTAGCTATTTTATGGTAAATAGACCTTATGTTTAATCTTCGGCGTATGCTGAGTAGAAATAGAGTAAGGTCTATCTCAAGCTCTCTTTTTATCGTCCACATTGAATAGATAAAACCACCTTTACCTTCTCTAATTTCATTTAACATAACAATGATAATACGCACTCATTAACATCTAAAAAAGTCACTGCAAATCCCACGTAAGCCATTGTTATTGTTGTTAATCCTAGCCCGTTAAACTTTTTTGCAATGTTCGCCCAGGCCTGTCGCGCTTCGTAGCTTTTCGCTTTATCCATCGCTAAGCCTATCATTGCTTTTTCTTTATCCTCACCAACGGCTTCCGCCATCATAAGCACTTGATTTTCCTTGAGGTACGTTCTTCCTTTTCTTACGTCTGTTAGCATTTGTGGGCTTATACCCAAGTCAGGTGCTATTTGTTTGTATTGAACATAGTTCATTTGGTCTTTATAGGCGTCTATCAGCTTGTTTGTATACATTTCGCCATTCCTCAATTTGTCATCCTCCTACGATTCTAGCGCATTTATACGTTAATCATCGTATTTACACTATGAGAAATATCGTATTAACTATACGTAAATTATCGTATTGGCCGTTCTGGTCGCTCCCTAGCTTCTGGGGCGGCCACTTCAAACAAGTAGCTTTAGGGGGTTACATGCAAGCCACAATTCAACTTACATCAGGTGTTCATCCTCGTTATGTCGCTCATTGTTCAAATGATGCTGATTGTCTCGTTATAACTTCTAACCCTGATGATGCCATGCTTTTTTCTTCTGATTTTGCTCGGTATCTTTTAGAGCAGCTTGAGCCTATGTGGCCTTTAGCTCAGCTTTCTCACGCTGTTTCTGAGGAGGCTTAATCATGGAATTTAAAATTCTTTCAATGCTTTTAGCCTTGGCTCTTATAGCCATCTTTTTCACTTTTCCTAATTTTGAAATTCATTCATTTCATTATCAGACTCTTGATAAGCAATTATCTCGTCATCCAGACATTGAGCCTCTTGTTTCAGACGCTATGGCTGACGGAAAAATTACTTTCTCTGAATACTGGAATATTCTCGACCAACTTTCTCCCAAGCAGCGCTTAATTAATCAAATTGGGAGTGCTAATCATGGCGATTGAAATCAAAAAAGCCTCCCTAGCCTCTGGCCCTGTTGCAAAGCATTACGCTTGTACTTCTTGCGGTAGCGTTTACCAGTCTTTTTTATCTTGCGTCTGTCCGTCTTGTCACTCTGGAGTTGTTCGCCAGCGTCCATTGACTCCTGAAGAAGCTCATGAGCGAGTAAGCTACACGCATTTTAAAAAGCCTATTGAGCGTTCATCGTCACCGTTTTCTAATGTTCCCGACATAAACGCTCAGGAAGAGTATCAACAATCACAAGTTATTATTGATGCGCTCTCTTTCTCTTTCAAAATAAAAGATTTACAGCATTGCTCAAAGTCCGGAAAGTACAGCGGCTTTCGTTTTCCTGAAGCTCCAAGCATGTCAGAAATGAACAACTTTGTTGCTCGCACTGAAAATGAAGCGGACGAACTTGCTGAATTTAGAAAGCGTCTTGTAACTAACTACCTTGAAGAAGTCTTGAGAGTATTCATTAAGCGTGTCCTCGGTTTTTCTTTCGGCCCATTGCGCGGCAAAGGCTTTCAGTTTTACGAAGACTCATTTGCTCTTTTTGATGACTCTGGCAACGATTATTGCGGTCAGGTTGGTATAGGTGGTAACAATGAAACAGTTCACTTTCAAATATCTGGTACTGGCTGTAAACACCTTTTCACTAATCGCTCTCGCGCTTTTGTACATCACTGGCTCGCTGACGTCCTTGGCATCTCTCTTTTAGCTCGTTGTGATTTGGCCTTTGATGACTTTGATAATCTCCACACCTGTGAAGCCTCTGAACGTGCTTATTACTTCGGTGGTTTCAATCGTAATCACGGCAAATGCCCTAAATTTAAAAACGGCGATGAGTTTTCTATTAATTCCGATGGTGAAAAAGTCTTTACCATGGAAGCCCGCTTTATCGGCTCTCGTCAGTCGCTTGTCTACTGGCGCATTTATAACAAAAAACTAGAGCAAAAAATTACTAAAGATGGTTTTTACTGGTACCGCTCTGAAGTTGAACTTAAAAAAGTATCCGTTGATATTTTACTTGATATCGAGGGTCATTTTGTAGGTTTAAATGAATATGCAGCTTCCCTACCCTCAAAAACTATTGAACCGAACTTAATTAAACTTACAGCAAAAAAGCGTGTTGCGTGTGACGTCCTGCACGCTTGTTTTTGGGCTAAACGCCAATATGGACGTCTCGTTAATTCGTTATTAACACTCTACAAAAACGACTTTGAAAAAGTAGTAACTTCTTTAATACGTGATGATACAAACATAGGCTTTACGTCTATGCATCAAAAACTCATAAATGAACTGGGGTAAATATTATGGCTCGTATCTTTGGCATTCGTAGAATGCAATATCCAAACAATCCAAACAACAATAAACCATTTTATGAATTGGTTGTTGTGCGTCCCATCGAAAACGTGGACGCCGAAAACTTCAAGAAATCAGGCTATGGCCTTGATACTGAAATTCCGTATAAAAAGGAGCCGTTAAAAGTCGTTCCAGAATATGCGCAATCATTAATTGATACAGGCGCTTTCGTTCCTGACCGTGAATACTCGATTGAATTCACAACTGACCCGAACGATATTTATACTCAGCTTGTTTCTAAGCTCATTCCGCATGATGACGATATTAAAAAGCATTTTGCTGAATGTTTTAAAAAATAGGTGACTTATGGAAGCGGTATTGATAACACCCGAAGATATAAGCGTCATTGCTGAGAGTATCGCAATTTATACTTTCTGTGCCATCTTTGCCGCTCTGTTTTTGATATCTGCAATCAGGTTTGTCTTCATCCTGTTTGTACCTAATTCTGAAATTGATGAATTGATTCAAAAAAGAAATGATTTGATTTCTGAAATTGCCAGATTGCAAGATAAGAAAATAAAACTTTTGGAAAGTGAATAAATGAATACTTGCGTAATACAATACAACGGTTATTTGATGTTGGCTCCGCAAGGGTTTGATTGTACTTACGTCATATTAACGCCTAGTGAGCTTGAACACTTGAAATATAGCTCAATGGGTTCGTTAACCATCGACCAACAATTATTTGTTGATGTCACCGGATACATGTTGTTGGCTTTTGTCTCTGGTCACATTTTAGGTCGTATTTTAAAAACCCTCGGAAGAGGTTAACTTAATGAGAGTAAATACTATGAAATACTTCAATGTTTTGAAGAAATACAAGGTTCAGTCTGTTGCTGTTGCTTCGACTGCTTTTGCTTCTTTTGCTTCTAACGCTACTGTAGAAGAGAGTTTGACTACTGCAATTAACACTGGTCAAACAAACTATACCACTGTTGTCATTGGTTTGATTGCTCTTGCTGCCATCGGTTTTGGTCTTCGCGCAATTATCCGTGTAATGAACAGCTAATCATGGTTGAGCTTTTCTCGGATGTAATCACCGTTTTGATTGCGCTTTCTGTAGCTGGCGCTTTCATTTACGGTGTTTACACTGGCGTCAACGCCTCCTAACGGGGGGCGTTTTTCTTTATTCACTGGTGAAATTATGCGAACTGCAATCAATACATGTTTAACGCTTCTTTTATTGATGATGATTTTTTTATCATCCCTCGCGTTCGCCACTGATGCAGCTTGTCCAATTGGTTATGATATGGGGTCTCGCTCGTGGGATGGCTCTATTTATGGCGACCGTCCCTATATTTGTTTTCAAACCAATAGATGCAAAGCTCGCGCTAGTGATGTCTCACTTTGTTTTACAACTGACACAACATGTGTTGCTACGTTTTTAACGACTGGTGAACAATGCACTGAAACTGAATCCGTTCAGTCAGGTACTATTTTCCCAGGCGGTGATATTGTCACACCTCCTGACAATGGCGGCGGTGATGGTAGTGACGGCGGTGGTTCTGACGGTGGTGATGGCGGTGGTTCTGACGGTGGTTCTGACGGTGGCTCAGATGATAACAAAGGTATGCTCCCTAATGCTTCTTCTGTTGGGTCTGTCATTATTAATCGTAATGGCGTAACAGACCTTTCAAATGCCGTGCAACGTGTTGTTAATTCAAGCCGTACAAGTGCTCAATATATCGAGCGAGCTATATATAATCAATCTCATAATCTTTATGAGATTGGTCGTGAGAATAATAATTTACAGAAAGCAGTTATCCAGAATCAAAATACTCTACAAAATACAGTTAGCGGGGGGTTTACTATCGTATCTCAACAGGAGGATACACAAACTCAGCAGCTTATTGCTATTCGTGACCGTCTCACTACTAGTAGTAATCAAGATAACTCGTTTTACGATGAGTCATATGTATATCAAGCTCGACAATTAAGTCAAAACGATACGCTTATTAATCGTGCTGATACTACTAATCAGCGTTTAGATAATGTTAAGCAAACATTAGATAATAATTTCTCTACATTTATGAATTTTTTCGCTAGGAAAATGGATTCATTGGAGTCTGCAATTTTATCAGGCGGTAGTGGCGAATCAAATGTTAATATGGATGGTTTAACACAACTCGTTAGTGATGCTTTACAAGCAAATCAAATGCACTTAAATCAGCAAACCGATGCTATTACTGGCTCTATATCTGGTCTCGGTACTGATTTAAAAGGCATTAAAGACGCATTAACTACTAAATTTGATGAACGTGCTTTTGTGGGTAAAATTGATTTTGATGTTGATGGTGTATTATATAAATCGTCTTTATACGATGATTTATTTATTGAGCGCGAAGAGCTAGAAAACGAATACGAGCAATTATTAGATAAAGTTAAAAATATGTTTAGTTTTGATACGTCTGATTTAAACAGCGGTGAATATAAAGACCATATTCTTGATTTTTTAGCTCCTGACGGTTCTGGTCGTCAATTTAGTTTTAAATCTGGTGTATTTCCTGCATTTATACAGCAAGCTAATTTGATAGCGACTATTTTATTATTTATCGCCGCTGTTATTGCTGTTCGCGTAATTATGGGAGGCTCTAAATAATGGAATCCATATATCTAATCATTCAATCAATCGGTGACTTCTTTCAGTCAATTATTGATTTTATTTTAAATATTCCAGCTTACTTTGAGCAGTTTGTTATATTCGTTTACGCTTGGTATATAAACATTAAATTAAAGTGGATGATTTATTCACTCGCTTTCTATTATAAAGTTGCCTCTTATTTACTAAATGAAATTGGTTTTACTCAGCTTGTCGTCATGACGTTTAATGCACTTCCCGATGAAATTAGATACTACGCTTTTCTCTTTAAGATCCCCCAAGCGCTCAATATTATTTTCACGGCTTTTACTACTGCATTTGTTTTGACAGTACGGAGGTTCTAACGTGGCTATCACTATCAGAACGGGCGCGAACGGCTCTTACAAGTCTTCTTATGTTGCTTATTTTGTCATTCTTGAAGCCCTCAAAGCTGGTCGCGTTGTTGTTACAAATTTAGAAGGCATGGAGCCATTGGATATTATTCAGCAACGTTTAGATATTGAATTCCCAACCACGACTAGATTAATTCGGATATTTTCTAGGGATGAAAAAGGCATTGATTTGTGGCAGCACTTTTTTTGTTGGTGTCCGCTTGGTGCTTTAATTGTCATTGATGAATGCCAAGATATTTTCTCTAAAAACATTGGCTTTCGTATGGAGAAAGTAAGGTATCGTCCGCTTTCTGAATTCCTTCCTTATTTGCCTAAAGATTACGAATCGTTTTTTAATTCTCGTTACACACCTGCTGATATGACTCAGTTGAAGCCCTGTGAAATAGATGATAGGGGGCAGGCTGAATATGACGACCAGGGTCGCATTATTTACCCGTTTACTTTTAACGAGGGCTTTATGCGCCATCGCAAATATAACTGGGATATTGAGCTTTTATCACCTGACTGGGGTCAGATTGATACGGCCATTCGCGCATGTGCTGAGCAGTGTTTTTTTCAAAAGGGCCGTGATGCTTTTCCTTTGACTGTCAGAAAGCCTTTGATTTACAAGCATGCTAAAAACACATCGACGCCAGTGATACCGAAAGGTAAAGACCCGAACGTCTTTCCAAAGAAAATCCCACTCGATGCTTTTTTGATTTACAAGTCTACGTCCACTGGCGTAGCTAAACAGTCTGGCGCTTTAAACATTCTCACTCATAATCCTAAGATTGTGATCATCTTTATTATTGGTTTACTGTTGGCGGGGTACTTTCTTTATGCGTTATCCAATTTGGTTTTTGGTTCTTCTACGGAGGTTCAGAACGAGGAAGCGAACTCGACTCAATCTAGCATTTCTCAGTCGTCCAATGTCAGCAATCAAGACCGTTCTCAAGGTGATTCTACTGTATCTCGTCGTGGGGATAGCAATACGTCTAACACTCGTCCCGCTAATCAGTCTAATCGTTTAGATGATCTGCGTTCGGTTCTCGGCCTTTACGATATACAAAATCTTTACTATACAGGCCACACGACACGCCGTGGGCCTGACGGCTTTAAGTTCTATGTCACTCTTGAGGCTAAGACGCCAGACGGTACTTACTACATCAATGACAGCTTTTTGACTGCCAATAACATTCAATATGTTCATTATGACGATTGCTTGCTCAAACTAACTAAAGATGCTGTTGATTTGAATGTCTTTTGTAAGCCCGTCCAACGTGACAACGTTAATTCTAATATTCAGGCTGACATTAACATGCAGCCTTTGTCCGGCGTCTTTTAGCTCTTAGTGCGTATTATCATTTATATTTTTTGCTATCAAATCATCGACCGGTATCTGTGATCGATTTATTATTATGCTATCATATTTAAACCAGGTAATTTCTGCAGAAAGGAAAAATGATGGCAATTACAATTAGAGATACAATAGAACATGAAGAAATGCTTTCAGCTCTCAAGAAGCAGACCAGCACTTCAACAATGAGCAAAGCATTGATTAAAGGCGGTTATGAAGCTTTGAAGTATCGAGAGTTGTATCTTTCAGAGTGTAATAAGAATAAAGATCTTAGGGAGCAACTTTATCGCAATGGTGAGGCTGTAACTGACTTTCTTGACGCTTTAGATTGCCTAAAGCGAATACGCTCTTAGTGAGTATTATCATTATGAGTTATAAAGTCTATCTAAAGCCCCGCAGGGTGTAGTGAGCAAGCCTGCGAACGGTGACACCAAGCCCACGCCTAATCTAAAGAAATAAACTTAATTCAAAAGGCGCGGAGTTTCTCGTTTTTCTGGTTTCCTGCCCCTCCCCCTTCCTGCTAAGCCTAAAAAATGCAATACGATAAAAAGGAACGTTCAGCATTTGCCAGTTGTATTTTCAGCGTGGAGGTTTTAGCGGCTGACGATGATGAAGACTGAAGAAGAGGAAGCCGCTAAAACCCCCGTTACTGTATTACGGGGGTATATTCCACAGAACACCTTACCATACTGCTTCCTCTTTTCTGTTTGCCTGTTATAATTCGGCAAAAGGATATGCAATCAATTTATATGGAATGGTGATGACTGCTTTTGGTATCGTAGCAATAGTAACGAGTGTGTTGGGGATAATCACCCCTACTTTAGGTCTTCTCTTATCAGGGTTATCTGGTTTTTTTGCTTTATTCAGCCTTAGGTATAAAGACCCTTTTGCGCAAGCTGCACTCGTTCTTAATTGTTTGAATTTGACTTTACTTTCACCTCTGACTGTCGCATCAATTTTTTCTGATTACGCTTTGTTTGCTAAAACAACCCAAAACCTGAAAATCATGTATTGGCTTTTTCTTTTTATACAGTCAATTGGGCTGGTTCTTTGGTTCATCTACTCTAAAGAGGATGATGCGGGGGAAGCGGGACAACTCGTTGATAAGCCAAAAGAGCGAATTGAGCCACGGTTATGATATTGGTGGGTTAATTCTTTTTAGTTTTATCATGAGGTGTGCAACTTGTTTTACATTTTATCTAGGAGCACTTTACAATAGGAGATGTTAATGCAATCGAGAAAGTTTGCAGCCTTGTTAATCTTTTTTATTCTTTTTTCTCTTTCGTCAATGGCTGCTTATAGCGTCTATGGTGATTTCGTGGAAAAAACGATAGCTTTTTTGACAAGCTTAATGGTGTTTTTTGTATTAGTAGCACTTTTTGACATATATAGACAGGGGCATAATCTAACAATGAAAGAGAAGAAAGTGATTGCTATATCTTTCCCTCTGTTAACTATCATTGAATACGTATATCCCGTTTTAAAATATTCTGAGCAAAAACATTCAGATTACGTGTATCCATTTCTTATGGATTTCACCATATCTTTATTGGTTTTTACCATTATCTGGAGTAATGTAAAAAATGTCCGTAGTCAGTAGTGCGATAAGAAAATTAAGTCCGGCATCTCCATTCTTTAGCTTGCTTTTTCGTATGAAAAAACAAATTGATAATAGAGACAATGCTAATGAAATTTATAGTAACGCTGTTGTCCTTCTCCATGATTTGTTGCAAAGAGGCTATAGATTTGAATCTCCAGAGGTACAAGCGGCTGTAGAAATCCTTCGAAATTTACCAGCAAGGGGAGCATGTACTCGTAACTTTGAAAAGCTTTATTTACAAGACGAATATACGCTTAGGAATCTCCCTCGTGACCCAAGACTGATTCCAAAAGGTCATTGGCATTGA